TGGTAGTCTGCGACGGTGAAACCTACAGTGTTCTTAGCCATGATCAATACCTCTCAAAAGTGATAGAAGAGAATTCTCCTATCTACACAACACAAAAAGGAAACCAGCCCCTTGGGGCTGGTCGGTTCTAAAACGGGCAAGGGTCGTAGTCTGGTTCGGGTTGAAGATACGAGAAGTCGAATTCAGCGGCGTCGCGCTCTGCGTCCTCTTCCTGCTGTGCAGCTTGCAGGGCCAGGATGTACCTGTCCCAGTCTGGGACGTACAAGCCTCCGGACACTTCGAGCATTGCGTCCACGTAGGACGCGTAGTCTTGAGCTTCTTGAACGGTCATGATGAATCTCCTAGCAAGTGACAGAGAACATTCTCTATCTACACAACACAAGAAGAAACAAGACAGCTTGCTGTCTTCGCTATTGAACTTAGCCCGATCTGACCGTGGCACGGTCGCAGCGTAGTCGCTGCGGTTTGCTTTTGGCAGAGTCGGAACCAAACCGAAGCGGAAACCGAAACCGAAGAGGGGTGGGGTTTGACTGGCAGTGGGGGAGGGTACCAACCCACTAAGGTTTACGTATTTTTTGAAAAATACCACTAATTTTTTTTTTTGAAATTTTTTCACCTGCTAATTTGCAAATCAGTTAGCATCCCAACAATGAAACCACCTACAGAGATGCAGAATAAATTTGTCGACGGCAAGCTCAATGGCCTGTCTGACAACGCAGCCAGTGTGCAAGCCGGTGGGTGTGGCCGCTCAGCGCAAGTGAAGGAAGCTCTTGCAAAAGCCAGAGCTGAGATAGAAGACATCACCACGCTTTCCCGCATGGATGTGATCGACGGGATCATGGACGCAGTTTCGCTGGCAAGGGTAATGTCCGAGCCAGCTACCATGATCCAAGGTTACGACAAGCTGGCTAAAATCCTTGGGTACTACGCGCCAGAGGTGAAGGAGATACGCTTGACCACGAACCAGCAGGTCTTGCGCAGCAAGTACGAGGTCATGTCCGATGAGGAGTTGTTGGCCAAGATTGAAGGCCGACTGACCTTGGACGGTATCTTCACGCAGGTCTCCCACTGATGGGCCGTAGGTCGCTGACGAGTAAGGAAGCAGTCATTCTCTCCAAGGCAGGTATGGTACCGCCGCACCTGAAGCCCCCAGAGCCCGTAGAAGCCCCTGGTGAGCCCCCAGAATCCCCCTACACCCCAGCAAACCTCATCGAAGTCACTGGTGAGGCTGCTGGGCAGCCCTACACCCCGCCGCAGTTCGATCATAAGCAGGCTAAAGCTGATCCAGAGATGGAAATGGCCGTCCGGGTCTTAGCTCGACGACGTCTGCTGTCGTTTATCAAGCGGTTTAGGCCAAAGTATCAAGCCGGGTGGGTGCACGAGGACATTTGCCGACGCTTAGAGCAGTTCGTGAAGGACGTAGAGCAGGGCCTTGCCCCTAGACTCTTGCTTTTGATGTGCCCACGCTCCGGTAAGTCCGAAATTTCCTCACGTCACCTCCCCGCGTGGATTTTGGGGCAACATCCTGACTGGGAGATTATTGCTGCTTCGCACACGCTGTCCTTGTCTCTGTCATTTTCAAGGTACATACGGGACTTGATGGAGGACCCTGCGTACAAGGTGATATTCCCCACAGCCTCTCTGGACCCAGGCTCTCGAAGTGTAGAGAACTGGAACTTGAGGCAGGGAGGGGGGTATCTGGCGGCTGGCGTAAATTCAGGAATTACTGGGCGAGGAGCCCACGTGCTCCTACTCGATGACGTTGTTCGGGACTTAGAGGCTGCTGACAGCACCACAATACGTGACAGCACGTGGGAGTGGTATGTGTCAACAGCCTACACACGCCTAGCTCCAGGTGGAGGTGTGCTTGGTATCCTCACGCACTGGCATGATGATGACTGGGCGGGAAGAATTCAGCAGGTCATGGCTTCGGGCGACGGTGACGTGTTCGAGATTGTGAAGTACCCTGCCATCAACGACTACGGGGACGAGTACATCCTTGCTAGCCAGCCGGGGCAGCCTATCGTGCAGCTCCTCCCAGGCACTCCCATACCCCACGGGGCTAAGCTGACCCGCGTCAAGGACACGGCCATACATCCAGCGAGGTACTCGACCGAGGCCATGCTGAAGATCAAGAGAAATATGTTCGCAGCAGGCCAGCAGCGTATCTGGTCCTCGCTGTACCAGCAGACACCCGCGCCGGACGACGGGCTGTTCTTCACAGCGGATATGTTGAAGTTCTACTCCTCCCCACCGTCACGTACCGGACGCACGGTGTATCAGGCGTGGGACTTTGCCATTGCCACAGGCCAGGAGAACGACTACACGGTGGGGGTCACGCTCCTTCAGGACGAGAACGACACGCTGCACGTCCTGGACGTACTACGGTTCAAGTCCGGTGACAGCTTCTTCATTATTGACTCGATACTTGACTACGCCAGGCAGTACGACGTCGATCTCTTGGGCTTCGAGGACGGGCAGATATGGAAGACGCTACAGGCTCAGTTTGAGAAACGCTGCTCGGAGCGCAGGTACTACCCCAGCCACGAGATACTGAAGCCACTGACGGATAAGTTGGTGCGAGCCCACCCTCTGCGTGGGCGGATGCAGCTTGGGAAGGTGTTGTTCGACGCCAACGCGCCGTGGTGGCAGGACACTAAACAGGAGCTGCTAAGGTTCCCAGCGGGGAAGCATGACGACGTCATCGACAGCCTTAGCTGGGCGGTCCGCCTCACGCTAGGTCGACACGCACCTCGTATGCCGGACAACACACCGAAGATGAAAAGCTGGCGGGACGCACTCCCCGGCCTGGGCAGCGGAACATGCAGCCACATGTCTGCGTGACGTGACGTGATTACTGATACACTCTGGGAAAATTAGGAGCTACCTGCTATGCCAGTCGACGCCTCGAAAGCACAAGAACAGTGGGATAGGTTTGTCTATTGCAGGGACTCCGGTCACGTAGAGTTCTTGGTCAAGGCCGACAAGTGTGACAAATTCTTCAAGGGTGAACAGTGGGAGAAGGATGACCTTGCCGCCTTGAAAGAGGCCCGGCGGCCTGCGATGACGATCAACAAGATTATCTCAACGGTTGGTACCGTGCTCGGTGAGCAGATATTCAACCGCACGGAGGTTCTCTTCCGCCCGAAGAACGGTGCCAAGCCCGAGACAGCAGAAGCTCTCACGAAGGTCTGGCTGCATGTGTCTCAAGAGAACCAGCTCCCCTGGGCTCGCTCGGATATGTTCTGCGACGGCATAATCCGCTCGCGAGGCTTCGTCGACATGCGTATTAAGTTCGACGACAACATGCAGGGTGAGATAGAAATCACGAACTTGAACAGCAAGAACGTGGTTATCGACCCTGACGCCGAGGGCTACGACCCTGACGAGTGGAACGACGTGTTCGTCACGAAGTGGCTCAGCGGGCAGGACATCTCGGTGCTGTACAACGAGGACGACGCAGAGTTCCTCTCCAGCAGGGACACGGCGTCGTATGCGTTTGGTTACGACAGCCTCGACAGGGTGAGGGACAGGTTTGGTACGCCAGAGACCTTGGGTAATGCGAGCGCCTTCAACTCTGACAAGCACATGGTGCGTAGGCACATCAGGGTGTTGGAGCGACAGTACCGCCTCTTGAATAAGCAGTTGCACTTCGTTGACATTGAGACGGGCGACATGCGGCCCATCCCGCACGACTGGAAGCGGGACAAGATTGCCGCCCTGCTGGAGAAGACTGGTGGAAGGATTTCCACCACGAAGAAGCTCGTCAAGCGGATACGCTGGTGCGTCACAGCAGACAACGTAGTGCTTCACGACGAGTGGAGCCCGTATCAGCACTTCACAGTCGTGCCGTACTTCCCGTACTTCCGCTACGGCACTACCATCGGGATCGTTGAGAACCTCCTTGGCCCGCAGGAGATACTGAATAAAGTCTCCAGCCAAGAGCTGCACATCGTCAACACTACGGCGAACAGTGGATACGTGGTTGAGGAGGACTCACTGGTCAACATGACCACGGAGGAGCTAGAGCAGCAGGGTGCCAAGACAGGAATCGTGCTGGAGTACCGGAAGTCCGCCCAGCCGCCGCAGAAGATTCAGCCGAACCAGGTGCCGACGGGTCTCGACCGCATAAGCTCCAAGGCCGAGGATAGTATCAAGAACATCTCGAATGTGTCGGACAGCATGCAGGGGTTCGACCGTGCGGACGTGGCAGCCAAGGCCATTGCGTACAAGACCCAGCGCGGCTCCGTGAACATGACGAAGATCATGGACAACTTGGAGCGCACGGATTACATTCTCGCGAGGAACGGCATAGACCTGATTCAAGCGTTCTACACCGAGCCCAGGCTCATCAACATCACCCACTCGGACATCACTCGTGAGTCGGAGCAGGTGTCTGTAAATCAGCAGCAGCAGGACCCCGCCACTGGCGAGATGGAGATCATCAACGACCTGACACTCGGGGAGTTCGACATCACCATCACCACCACCCCTGCCCGCGCCAGTATCGAAGACACGCAGTTCGAGCAAGCACGAGGGCTGAGGGAAATTGGTGTGCAGATACCGGACTCGGTGCTCATCGAGAACTCGCGCCTCTCACGTCGCGCTGAAATCATCAAGCAGATGACAGGGGACAAAGAAAGCCCTGAAATGCAGGCCCAGATGCAGATGCAGCAGCGCACGCAGGAGGCACAGGTCGCAGGGCTGGAGGCCGACGTGGCCGACAAGCAGGCCGACACGCAGCTCAAGCTCGCCAAGGTTCAGGAGCTTATGCAGAACGACGGGCAGCAGGCTCAGCAGGAGATGGGTATGAAGCGGGAAGAAATGAGCGCCTCGCTGGAGTTCAAGGTGGCTGAGCTGGAGCTGAAACAGAAGGAGATGGAGATGAAACTGGAGTTGCAGCAGCAGGCTCACCAGCTCACCATGAGCATCAAGCAGCAGGAAGCCGAGCAGAACGCCAAGCTCCGCGAGGAAGACGCCGTCGCCAAGCGGGCACAGATGTTGCGGGCACAGCCGACCGGAGGTACGTAAGTGGCTATCTCGCTGGATTATGGGGCAGACACATCCTTTGGGGCGTATAACCCGGACAACTACTACCGTCGGGGCTTGCGAGACATGGCCAATGATTTCAGAGCCACTGGGGTGATAAGAGGCTCAGAGAGCTATGGCGGCGAGGCGTACTTCCAGAAAGGGGGCACCTCCCCACGTTACGGGAGAGGCGCGAAGTCAGTTATTTTTGAAGCTGCCCCAAACAAACGAATTCCCGAGCCTACGTCTCTTAATCCAGAAACACCATACACACGCACGTCGGCAGAAAACCCTCTCACTAAAGCCGATAAAGTTCGGTTGTGGGAGATGAATGAAGCCGGAAAATACGTTTCTACATACGACAATCTCACTCCGTGGAAACACTACGGACGGGCTGGTCTGAGGATTGCTTCAGAAGTTGCCCCACCACTTATGTTGGCCGATACTGCGTATGAAGCGTACAACACGCCCAATGCTGAGTACGCCAAGAGGTTTGAGCTAGAAAATCCTGATAGTTTTGTAGGAGGGTTGGGGCTTCGTGCCTTGGGGGCTGCGTCTGATCTAGGGAACGTACTGGCATTAGGGGCACCAAAACGCTATCTGTACGAAGATGGGCCAAAAATCAGTGTTACGGATGATCTCAAAGAGATCGTTTCAAACGTAAAGAATAAACTTTTCAAGGAGAAGTAAATGAGTGAAGATCGAGGTGACAACGTAGAAGAAGTTGTAGAGGAAGAGGTAGTCAGTGAGGAGGGCCTTGCAGCTACGGCCTTGATTGACGAGGCCGTCGAAGAGAAGGGGGAAGCCCCGTCTCGTGACGAGACGACCGGGAAGTTCCAGAAGAAGGTTCACGAGAATCAAATACCGAAGTCTCGCTTCGACGACGCTGTCGGCAAGGAGCGTGCTGCCCGTGAGGCTGCGGAACGCCGCGCCACTGAGGCTGAGTCCCGCTTGCGTCGCGACGAACGTAGCGACGAGGTGGCCAAGATGGAGACGGCCATCGAAGCGCTTGAGGTCAAGCACTCGAAAATGCTGCTCGACGGTGAGAGCGAGCAGGCGTCGAAGATCATGGGTGAAATTCGACGCGCTGAGCGGGACATTGCCCGCGCTGAGTCGGACGCCCGCCACAGCCAGTCGACCGCCGCCGCCGTCGAGCAGGTGCGCATGGAGGCTACGATTGCCAAGTTGGAGTCGAGCTACCCGACGTTTAACCTTGACAGTGATCAGTACGACCAGGACATCGTCGACATCGTACTGGCTGAGCAAGACCGCTTGATCCGCGTGGAGCGGCTGTCACCGTCGAAGGCCATGGAGAAGGCTGCCAATAAGCTCATGAGCAAGCTGCACCCAGGGGTGGCTGTCGATGAAGGTGTTCCGAAGGGCCTCGCCGCGAACAAAGGCACCGGGAATCGAAAGTCTGATCAAGTGACCCGGAACATCGCCGCCGCAGGCCGGCAGCCAAGCAGCATGAACGCCTCGGGTAAAGACTCGGACAAGGCAGGTGCGAGCCTGCCGTCGACGCCTGTAACGATGGAAGAGTTCAACGCGCTGCCAGAGAGCGCTAAGTTTAAGATGCGAGGAGACGTGCTATGAAAAAACCAAAACCACCCAGACCGCCAAAGTATTTGCACACGATGCAAATGTTCTGCTAATATCTGAACCGATTGGTCCACGTTACGGACTAAACCCGCCTTCGGGT